TTGTTTCATGGAGCTAAAACAGATATCTCGGGTCACATTTCTGTTGAAAAATCGAGAAAAACAACGATTTCGGACAAGGCAAACCAAATTTGGAGCGACATTTATCAGAATATGATCTGTCCCTGCATCCAACACATCGAGGCATACGAATTTGAGAAGGCATACGATCTCTACAAAACCTTTACGCTTAGATTAAAAGAGAACTATCTGCGCACATAGGGCAGTGCGGTAAGGAACCCTGCACGATGGTTTCTCTATAGTTGAAAGCAAAAGCAAGCGAGGGTATCGGCTCTTTGAACCGATACCCCCGCTGATTTTTATTTATGCAGCTCTTTGCTGAAATCGCTGGCTACGGATGCTGTTTGCACGGACCTGAAGTTCCTGCGAGAGCAGCTTCAAGACGGAGAACTCGTCATCCAGTCCACTCAGTTCCTTTTGCAGTACGCCCTCATAATGCCGCTTCTTTTCCTCCAAAGCCTGCACCTTCAGCACCCAGCGGTCCATGACCGCAGGACTTTGGCTGCTGCTCTTGATGAGGTAATCGCATTTTTCCTGATAGGCGGCGATCTCTTTCTTGACGGCCAGATAGAATTCTTCCGTCATTTTCTCGCGCTGCTTGGCATCGTCAATGATATAAAAGCTGTTGACGACCAGCGGCGTTGCCTTTTTGTTGAGCCTGCTGAGAAGCGTGATAAAATCCTCGAAAATGTCTATCTGATCCATATAGGTACGGGGGACAAAGTACATGTGGCCGGTGATGCTCAGCTTCGTTGCTTCAAGCGCGCGCAGGTAGTTGGTGCAGATCGTCTCGATCTGCTTGCGGTTGGCGCAGCGCTGGTAGAGCTCAAAGAGTTCCTCGGCGCGGCGGCAGCACTCCGGCACATCCACGGCATCATCATATACCATGTTGTCGCAGCGGAAAATGCCGTCTGCCTTATCGTAGCTGATGTTTGCCAGCTTTTCGTACTGGTTGGTATGGCGGTTCAAGGTTTCCTTCACCAGCTCACGGGAGAGAATGCCCGCCGTGTGCTTATTGTCACGACAGTAGGCGAGGTAGATATTCGTCTCGCCGTCCGTGGTGACCGGAACACGTTCCCGAATGTCTCCTGTGGCGGACCGAAACGCATCCGACACCGAGAGTCGGTTGCAGCCGGCGTAAGCAATGCCCATGCTCTCACAGAGCGCGGAAAGTTCCTCTTTCTCTACCAGAAGGTTGGAAAGAGAAAAATAAAGAAACTTTCCCAACATGTGCCGCTTATCACCGGTGGCGGCACCGATAAATTCACCCATGTTTATGACATTGTCCATATTCGTGTTGTTCCTTTCTATGGTGAGTTGTCTCACCAGTTTCGGATGACCTCCGGGAGCTTATCATACTGCCCGGAGATCAGCAGTCCGCATTCGTAGTGGAAATTGATGTAGGTGAGATGGTATTCGATCTTTTCCATCGTCTTCTTATCACCGGTTTTCCGTGCGCGCCGGTGCTCTATGAAATACTGCTTCATTTGCTCCAGCGTAATGCCATAGCTGTCTTTTCGGATCTTCGCCATGATCCGCGCTTCCTCTTGTGCTGTTAACATTTTTTCTCCTTTACATCGTTGCCGCCCGGCTCAGGAGGTAGTCGTCCACTCCCTTGTAGGCGGGATTCCATGTGTACTTTGAATAGCGAATGCCTGGTATCTTCTGCACTTCCCTCCGCATGGCAAGGACGGCCTTCCGCACATTGGGGTTGGTCATCTGATCCATGTCCATTGCCTCGACGACCTCTCGGACGCCAAGCGCCCGAATGGTATCGGTCAGCCCGTGCAGCGCGTTTACGCCGCCAATGCAGATGAACAGCTCGTCCCTTGCAAGGAAGCTGGCCACATCGCCTTTGAGCGGTCCCTCGGTCAGAAAAGCACATTTCCGCGAACGGTCGCCGGTCACATGGACCCAGGAATAGCTGCGCGTGCCGTTCGGAAGCCCACGGCTGGAGAGCCAGCGGTACTTCCGGTTTGGAGCGTCCACCTCATCCAGCCGTATTTTCAGCCCTTGTATGAGCCCGTCCTTATTCCGAACCGGAATAAGAAACCCACTGGGGCCGGAAAGCGTCCATTCGCCATAATAGGTGCGAAAGCCAGGCAGACCGCTTAATTCATGCCCGTAGGAGCGCAGCAGGTCAGCCAAGAGCCGACGGCCGCGCTCCGTTTCAGGCATACTCTTGTACCCGTTCGCGCGGATACGTTCCTCAGATAAGCCGCGTTCCAGCAGGTTTTCACCGTGCCGGTCAAGGAGCGTTAAGTGCTCCAGCATATCCGAATACGCGGCATGGCGCCGTTCCAGCGGAACAGGCTGCCGCTCCTGTGTTTGGGGAGATGGCGCTTGGGGCATAGGGTACACCTTTGCCTCCCGCGCCAGCTCCAAATAAGCCTCCTTGTTGCTGAGCCCTTTGATCCGTGCATACAGACTCACGCTGTTGCCGTGCGCACCGCACAGATTGCAGCGGTACTGGTCGGTATCCGTATTGAGGCTCAGATGATGTTTTCCCACGCCGTGGTCACCGCAGAAGGGGCAGCTTGCCTCGACCTCCGTCCGCCGCAGCGTTCGGGAGTCGAGGACAAGCCCGCACCGTCTGGCCGTTTCCACGATGGGGATCTTATCGTATTGTCGGACGGCCAAACGGGATCACCATCCTATCAGGCGGCCTGCTGCTCCACGCAGACGATTGGCTTTAGCGGCCGTACCTGCAAGGGCGCATTGCTCACGCACTTTGCCATGATGACCTGTCCCGTGGGACGGACATTGGCAAGGTCGTCTACCGACTCCATATTGTCCACGAAGGTCGGATAGTTGCGCCCAGTGAGCCGCTTCATCAGCTCCGACACCTCCATGCCCGCCCGAATCTTCTCGGAAAGGGAGAGCCGGTCATACCGGCGCCCGCCGTAGGTGAATTTGAAGGTATCCTTTACCTCACCGGTAGACTTCACCACATCATAAAGGGATATTTCGACCTTATTCATCCTCAGCTGCGAGAAGGTCAGCTCCGCGCGCTTGCTGATATAGGCGATCACATTGGTCATGATCCGCTTGATCTCACCGATGCGATCCTGCGCCTGACGGATTTCGCCGCCGAGATCAGACGGCTCCTCCGCCGTCATGCTCTCAAGAGCAGACAGCTTTGCTTCGACCTCGCGGCACTCCTCGCGGCACGCGCTGAGGCGGTCATACTCCGCCTGCGTGAGCTTGCCATATTCCAGCTCCGTCGTGAGGCTTTGGATCTCATTGCGGATCAAACTGCTCTCTGCGGCGCCGCGGCGGGATCGCTCCGCGCAGCTTTGCTCCAGCACAGAGATCTCGGCCTCCCACCTGCGAAGGTCTTCGCCCTTGAACTGTTCAAAGGTCTCCATGGCCTTCCTGTCCAGTTCCTGAAGCTCGGTGAGCTGATTTCTCTGCTCCGTTCCCGCGGCGTACATCTCAGAGAGCGTCTTTTTGATCGCGGTCTGCACCTCCGGCAAGGTCTGCTCCGTCACGCTGCGGTGACAGGTGGGACACTCCATGCCGGCGTGAAATGCCTTGTAGATCGCGCTCTCCCGCTGATAGTGTGCGCCCAGCTCCCGAACCTTGGCGGAAAGCTCCGCCAAGGGCTTCGTGTATTTCGACTGGTATTGCTCCGCCTGCCTGCGGACGAGCTTCTCACGCAGTGCGTGAAGCTCCTTCTGCTGCTCGGCAGCTTCTCCCCGCGTGTCCTGCGCCGTCTCGTCGTAGCGCCTGCTCAGCTCTACGAGCCGCTCCTGCATACGCTCGACATCAAGACCGGCAAACTGCTTTGCCTCCAGTGCCGCGGCTTTTTCCTTGAGAGCCTTTTGCTGATCGGTCAACTCCTGCCATGCCTTGTCGCGCTTTTCCGACTGCGATACCGCCATGTCCTTTTGACCGTTTAGGTAGGTGATGCGCTCCTCCAGACCACGGATCTCCTCACGACGGCGCTTGAGATAAGCGTCCGGGGAGAGAAGAAACTCATCCTTCAAGGTTTCCCGCACCGACTCGGAAAGCTGTGCAAGGATCGTTTCCTGCGGGATATGCGGCAGATACCGCTCCAGCAGGTTCTTGCCGTCCTCACCCAACTCCTCGATGAAGTACAGGGGGTTGAGAATGGAGAGAAACACATCCCGCTCACCAAAAAGGTCGGTGAGATCGAGCTGGCGGATCTCATAGCCGTCGTAGGTGATGGTCATGCGGTTTTTTCTTCTCGTGCGCGTCAGCTCATGGGCCGCGCCTCTCTCATCCACAAAGCGCATCTGAATGGAAACATCAGGGTTGCTCTCGTTGTGGAGCCGGTCGATCCCACGCTCCCCGAAGAAGGGGAGTCCGGTCACGGCAAAGGCGATGGCGTCTGCGATGCTGGTCTTGCCGCGCCCATTCCCGCCGGTGATAACAGTGGGATCGCCAAAGGTCAGCTCCGTGGGGCCCTCGTAGGATTTGAAGCCGGAAATCGTCATGCCGGTGATGCGGACTTGTTCGATCTTATTCAACTGTCTGCTCCTTTCTGTTGTTCCAAATGAATCTCTTTATGCCGCCTGCTGCCCGGACCGGAAGACCTCATAAGTCTCCAGCACATAGAAAATCACGGTGTCCTGCTTGCGGGTCGTGAGCTTCACATGGGAAAGCTGCACCCCTGACACCAGCTCGGGCCGCGCTCCGCGCACATAGGCATAAAGCTGCTTTTTCTCCGGCGTTTCCAGATTGACTAATGTATTGCTGCCGCTCATGCCGCCCTGCACCTTAGCGCCCAGCACCGTGTAGAGCTCGATTGCAGGTGCTATCTGCGTTGCGCCTCCAAAGGAGACGGTCTTGCCCCCCTGTCCATCGCTCCTATCCTGTGCCGGGGGCTGCGTCCGCTGCGTTTGCGCCGGTGCTGCCGGACTCTGCGCAGGGTGCTCCTGTGCCCTTGGCACCGGCTGTGCGCTGCCACTTTTTGCCTGCTGCGGCTCCTGCCCGTGCGTAATCGGCGGGACCTTATCGTTGGCGGTATTCTGTTCCGATGCGGTCTTGGGCGTCAGCAGGGATTGGATGCCGCACGCTTTGGCAGGCTCCAGCCCGAGACTTTCGAGTGTACTCAGGTAGGCGTTGTCCAGCTTCCGGCGCTCGCTGTCTTTAATGACATAGCTTTTGCCGCGCCGTTCGATGTCCACCCACACGGTATCGAGGCTGTAAAGAACGCGTCCGATGCCCCACTGATATGCCGCGCGCTTCATACTGTCTGAAAGCCCGCCTTTGATGGGCTCGATGTCCGAGTCCTCGGCACCGTCCCACTTGGTGATAAAGCCTTTGCCCTCAAAGTGGATGGCGATGCCGCAGAGCTGCGAATCCTTTTTTCCGTTGGAGTGCCACGGCTTGAACTCGTTGTACCAGTTTTCCGGACCGCAGACCTCGTCGAGACGGTTCTGAATGGCGCGGTTGGTCACATAGGGGACTGCCATACCGCGCATCTTTTCCTCGTTAGTGTTTTGAAGTCTCCATTCCAGATCCTCCGGTGCAAAGGGCTTTGCGAGAGCCGCCTGCATTTCCCTTGCCGTTTTTGCTTCCATCCTTACCTCCTGTTGATAAAGTCGCTTAGTGTGCGTCCGTTTGGAACAAGAATATCCGTATAGTAATACGCGGGGTCCTTGTCCCTCAAAAGCTCCATAAGCTCCTTGTGCTCCAGCTCCTTGCGGTTGTGCCTGCGGTCAAACATATCATCGTTATCCGGCAGGCCGAGCAGATAGCGGGGAAAGTTTTTCAGCGCCGAAAGCTTTTTATAACGGGGCAGCACATTGTTTCCCGTACACACACGGTCGTCCTCATAGACATTGGAGAAGGGATAAAAAAACATCGGCGTATCCTCGGTGGGCGTTTCATCAGCGACGACGCCCATAGAGCAGTCTGCAACTTTCCCGTTGCCGAGGACCCGGAGACCAAATATCAGCCGCGGGAGCGGGAAGCTCCGGTATTCGGTGTCGCGGTAAATAACATCCGCCCGCAGCTCCGGATTCCAGATGACATAGTGGCGCTCCTCCGCGTTCATGGAAATGTGGAGACAGTGCTCCGGCAGGAACCCGCTGCGCTGATACACATTGCTGATGCAGCTCCCGTTGAGTGCAAAGTAGAACTCGATCGGATCGATCTCTCGATAGCTCACCACGCCGTTTGCGCTGCATTCCTGCACGGTGATCGTATTCCGACCGGGCGAAATGCGGACGATCATATCCTCCGGCATGTCCTTTCTCTTATACTCCGCCATTATGCGGCCTCCTTTCTAATGCTGGTATGAGCTGCCTGCGCCTTTGCTTCAGCAGACTCTATGCGCGCAAGCTCTCTCTTGCAGTAAAGGATCATGTTGATGATAGAATTCAGAAAGATCCTCGGCTCATAGCAATCGGGCGAGAGCGTAATGTCAAACTTCACGCCGTCACCGGAGAAATGATAACGAATATCAAAGACGGAATAGGAAGTCCCCGCCACATAGAAGAGAAAGACATCCTTGATCTTTTCCTGCCATGCGTTGATCTGATAGGGCAGTATTTCACTATGCTTACAGCCCTGCGTGTAGAGGCGGTCGATCCGCTCATCGGAAAAACGCACGGTCATCATATCGTCACCCTCGTCCGGCGCACCTTCATCGAAAACGGCCATCAACAATTCATCAAGGATCATCCAAATATCTTCCTCATCCGCTGTCGGGTAATCTTTGATGATCTGCTCCAATACAAACGGATGTTCCGTGTGCAGGAACTTCAGAAGACGCAGAAACAGCAGGACATCGTTTTCATATTCGTAATCGTACATCCTGCCACCTCAAAAGAAGACGCGTCGTCGGGACTGAAAGATCGGAGCCGTTCGCGTCCTTCCGACAAGCCCCTTGATCCAGCTCCTTGAGGTGTCATCAGCGTTGTCCTGAAAGAAGGGGATGGTAACATCCGCCATCTCAAAGGCTGACCAATCGATCGCGGCAAGGTCAAGGCTCTCTTCCTCCTTTAACCGATCTATCAGCGATTGAATGTAGGGGCTGTACTGCGGATTGGGAAACAGCACATCCTTTTCCGGGACCTCCCGCAAGAGCTGTGCAAAGCGATCCTTATCAAGCTCAAGCACTCTCCTTCACCCCCTGACTCAGCACGACCATGCACGCCGCGTATTCGTCAGCATGGTCTATGACCTCACGCTGCTCCTCCTCGGTTGCGGATGCACGGTGCAGCGCGGCATAGTAAATGCCGCAGTCCGGAACAGGAGTGCCTTTTTGCATGAGAATATGCCAGACGCCATGTGCCAGCAGCTCGGGATCGCTGCCGTCCACAACCGCAGAATAGACCTGCGTATCGCCGATTTTCTGCGCGCTGCCAAGGTCTGCCTTGCGGAGCATCGCCTCCAGATGAAAGACGACTGCCTCATGCTGCGCTTCCTCTCCTGCTTTGAGAAGCTCACGGAACACCTCCGGCTCCTGCCAGCCCAACACAACGCCGAAAGGGCGCGGGTATTTGCGCTCCCAAGCGCTGCCCGATGGGTTAAATTGTCGGTACAGCTTTCCGAGGCCGGGACGCAGCAGCTCGGAGACCTCTCCCCATGCTTGCAGGCGCAAGACCTCGTCATTTCCGGTGTGTTTGTCCACGGGGACTACGATCACCATATCACAAGACTTCATTTTTTCCTCCATATCAGTATTCATCCGACAGCATGATCGTGGTAGCCGAACGGTCAGCCTCCGTGATGATCAGAACGCGGGTCTTACCGCTGAGCTGATACCACGACACGATCCGATCTCCGTTGCAAATTGCGTGTTCATTGGCTACCCGGTCAATTTTGCAGGTATCACCCCAATCCCCGCGGAGGTGCCGCTCCAAAAGCTGAAGCAGATGCGCTCGTGAGAGTACCTCCAAAGCGGACGGTGTGGCACATACGGCCCCAGACAAAAAACGGGCAGGACTGTTATCCATGGCGTATTTGTCTCCCTTCTTCATGTCAATGCCTTGAAGCCGTTCGGCGTCAGGACATTAAAGATCATTTTGTTTGAAATGGTTTCGGTGATTTCGCTGCCCATGTGATCGCCGCGATAGTTGAATTTTTCTTCGCTCTCCGTGCGCACGACCTTGATGATGCGGCCCTTGATGATATGCGGGGTGTCGCATTCGATCAGCCCGTTGATCATGCCGGAGCCTCCGATCAGCCCGATCTGGCTGATGGACAGCGGCAGCAGTGGATGCTTGACACCACTATCCAATTCGCTGCGCACCATCATCTGGGCGAAGCTGTCAGATCTTCTAAGCTGCTGCTCCAACTCCCTCTGGTTGAACCGCTCTCCCTTGAAGGTGTTGACCGTAATAGGCTGCGCCGGAAGCGCGTAGCGGCTCTCAGGGAGCTGCGTCAGTGGCGGTATCTCGGCAGGGCTGCACGCAAGCTGCTCCAGCCGGAGCGTATCCGGAAGCTCCGTATCCCGCTTTTTTCGGATGCCCAGCACCGCTGCCTGCTTGAACTTCTTGAACTCGCTGTCGGTGAAGCGCCAGACGGTGAGCTCGTCAAAATTGTCTACGAGGATGCGGCAGATATCCGAGGTCAGCCGGTAGTAGGGGATAACATAGATCAGCAGCCCTCCGTACATCAGCGTGGAAATGCTTTCGATCAGAAACCTTTTCTCGTGCCGGGAGCGTCCACCGTTTTCGTTGATGACCGACAGATACGGCGGGTTCAGGAAAAGCAGGTGAAACGCTTCGTGACTGATGCGGCTGTGAAAGAAGCTGCCGAAGCCGACGCGGTGAAGCCTTGTCTGCGCTTCCTCTGCGCGGCTCTCGTCCAGCTCCACGCCGTAGGCGTAGCAGTTATTCCCCTGCGCCAACTGACGCAGGGCCTTGCCGCAGCCGCAGCAGGGGTCGAAAAGGTTCGTGGTGACGCCCTCCGGAAACCGGATGCCGCGCAGGATCAGTGAGATGTGGTCGGGATCGGTGGGATAATAGCCCGGCTTGATGTTATTCATGAGCCGGCCGATGATCGCGGCGTTGGTTTTCTGCCCCGTGGGAAACGACGCGGCGAATTTGGCGAGCGCTTCATACACCGGCTTATAGCCCGTGCTCATAAGCTGGAAGCCTGCAAGCCCGTGCCGGAGCTGGTCTGCTGCAGAGGCGAGCGGGTATTCCTCCATTTCCAGCAGGAAAAGCTGGGAGGCGGTAAGCCGTTCGACCAGGTGCGTGCGGATACTCTCCAACTCCGTGTAGGTGTCCCGTGCTGCCGCAAGGTCGCTCTGCCGGTATTTTTCGATCCTTGCCCGCTGCACGACCATACCCTGCGCCGACTGCATGATCTGCGCTTGGAGCTGGGTGAGCTGGTCAAGGGCATAGGGCTTTTGCGCCTGCAGTTCAAGCGGCTCACTCATTGTCTGCACGATCCTTTCTCAGCGCACTCAGCGTATCCAGCAGATGCAGGTACGACCACTTCTTGAGGCCTCTGCATGTGAAATAACGGTTATAGCCGCCCTTATAGTCTCGGCTGTGGCGGACGGTGCGGTAGAGAAGCACATCATTTCCGCCACCAGCGGGCTGGTAAAGGCAGATATAAATACCGCCGGTCTCCCACATTCCAATCAGGGTACACTCTCCCGATACGGCGATGCCGCCGCTATTCGCGCTGACGGTCACATCATGAAGCCCAAGATCCCTTACGAGGGCTCGCAGAAAAGCCTTCCCTGTATTGAGAAAAGTCTTCTTGCTGCCGTTGGGACCGCATTCCCTTTCGCCGCCGATGAAGCTGAGATCATGACTGAGCAGCATGGACAGGCGCCGCATATTGCTCTCCTGCGATTTCACTGACATAATGGTTCCTCCATTCTTAAAGATAGAAGAAAGGCAAGGAACGCTTTGCTCCTTGCCTTCTGCTCGCGCGGCTCATGCCGCGCCCTTCCAATTTCTTGCGGTCTGCGCAGATGCTTTGGCTTCGGTCACCGTGCCAAGTGGGATACGCTTGGCGCAGTATGCCTTCAGCCGGACGCTGCCATTCTCGGTCAGAACGCCGTGATAGCGCTTTTCATAGAGAATGACATTGCCGTTTTCGCTGATCTGTGTTCTGCTCTCAAAGATGATCTCACTCATAGGCGCTTACGCTGCGGGACGGAGGATGCGCTCGTTTTCAAAGTCGAACACGGGCGCGTTCTCCTCCGGTGTGCCGGGAATGAGCTTGAGGGTGTAGCCCTGCTCGCGCGCCAGCTTGAAGATGGCGACGATGCGGTTGAGCTCTTCATCCACGGCTTCCGGCTCGACGGCGCTCTCTTCCTCACGCGGCGCGGCCTGTTCCGCCTCGGGCTCCTGTGTTTCCTCCCGCGCCGATCCGGTAACACCCTCCGGCACCGCTTCGCAGGCATCGGTCATGACCGTCGGCTCCTTTTGACCATGGACGGTCAAGGCTGTCCAAAACGAGCGGAGCAGGGAAGCGAGGAGCGTACCGAAAAGCGTACGCTTTTTCGGCGTCAGGTTGACGACCTCCTCGGCCTTCACCTCGTCGATCTCGCTGAGTGTCACCGTCAGCCTTCCGGTCTCCACATAAGCTGCGGAGAGGAAACAGGACACGGCGGCGCTCTCTGAGGCGAAAACCTCCGGGGACTGCACGCGCTTGGCAAGCAGGCGCTTGCAGACGATGCTGCCAGCCTCCACATCATCGACGCGGATCACATCTGCGTCAATGCTTCCGGCGTTGATCGTCCCCTGGCCCGCGATTGTTCTGGCTTTGATGCCGTTGGACACCTGAAGGCAGCCGTGAACGACCAGATGCTCCGTCATGAGCGACTCATAGCGGACGGTTTCTCCCTTGGGAATGTAGACGGTTTTCATATTGTATTTCTCCTTTTTCTTATATGGGCGGCGTGTGCCTCCCATTTTTCTTTTGGTACTCAGGCAGCCCTCTCCTCACGCAGACGGACGGGCAGTACCAGCGCAAAATCGCTGCGTTCCTCCGCCTCGATCACGATGGGGGTGTAGATGCCGCTGAGCTTGAGGTGCACCTCCGGTTCCTTCCGAAATTGTTTTAGCGCCTCGAGCATATAGCGAAGATCAAAGCCTACGACCATATCGCCCCGTCCGGACATGGAGACATGGGTCGCCAAATGGCCGGAGGGCGCGTTCATGGAAAGATTTTCTCCCGCAAAGCGTACATACGGATATGCACAGACGCCGGCGCACTCTTTGAGATAGGTAAGCTCACGGATCAGCTCATCCGTTCGCACCGTGATCACTTCCTGATACTTTTGGGGGATCGCGGTATCGGGATCATAGGTGTCCGCGCCATACCTGCGGGCATACAATTTGATCGTGCCGCTCGAAAAGCAGACGGCACGTTCATCGACCTGCATCGTGACCTCACAATCCCCAAATGCCTTCAGGTGCACAAGCGCATCGCCCGAAAGCAGACACGGAAGGGGAAAGACAGTATCCGGCTGCGTGTCACAGGCCATGCGGCGCCCATCCAGCGAAAAGATCCGATTACCGCGGAACTGAATACAGGCGGCCTTCGGATTTGTGCTCGGATCGGCTCTCTGCACAGCATAGCGCACACGCTCGACGCTGCGAAAAAGCTCTGCGGCGTTCACACGCAGGGATGCATCATTCTCTACGGTCCTGCACTCCGGATAATCTTCATAGGAGGCAGCGGTGAATGTCGCAGCCCTTTGCCCACAGTGCAGTTCCAGCTTCCAATTCTTTTTGCCCTCCGTATCAAGGGTAAGTGCCAATTTCCCCTCGAAATGGGCGCAGGCTTTCATTACATCCTTTGTCCTCTGAAAAACAAAGGATAGATCATCGCCGCAGACCGGAAGCTCTGCTGCGAGCCATGTGTCCATGTCTGTTGCGGCCAGCGTGCAGCGTCCGTCCTTGACGCTGACGGCGATCTCCTCCAGTATGGGGAGCGCACTCTTTTTCAGCACCCTGCTGACCTTGTTCATTGCCTCTGCAAACGCTTTCGCGTCCACTGTGATCTTCTTCATGCTGCCTTCCTCCTTGGCTGCTTTTCGAGCACCGTCTGCATCCGGATCGTCCTTGTCGAAAAGTCCGTCTGAAGCGCGATATTCTCTCCGTGCGTCAGGATGTTATATACCATTGTCAAAACGGCCGTGGCCGCCGTGACATTGGCGACGATGCTCTGCGGGTCCGCCTGCGCCGCTTCGGCGCAGCTTAGCTCCGACGGAAACTTATCCGTGATCCTCAGCATTTCCGGATGGACGCTGCCGATGGGCTTACGCATGGTATGGCCGTTCCGCCGCACGCCGCAGACCACTTGACCGGTGTAGCTGCCGTTGCCGCTGTCGATGTAGACGAGATCCTCGCTTTGGCGGAACGCCTCATGGCAGAGCTGGCGCGTCCGATTGTTGTCCACGCAGCCGAGCAGGATCACCATTTCCGCAGCATACCGATTCAGAAATCCGCCGGTCTCCCACAAGTTCGGCGCAATCAGCGCCATCAGCTCCGGGAGCGTCTCGATGAAATTGGGGACGTATTCTGTTTCCATGCCAAGGACTGTGGAATAGCGTTCTGCCAGAATACGGGCTTTGTTTTCTCCAAGATCCGCCGGGACAAAATTTTGCCGGTCAAGGTTCTTCAGCTCCACAATGTCCCCATCGCAGATGACGAAGCGTGCCGGCCTATCAAGCATGTGCAGCAGGCGAAAGAGGTAGGGCGCGACATAGCCACCGGTCCCTCCCGCGCCCAGCATCACGATCTTGACCGGGCGATCCATCGGGAATTTCACCACTTCACCTCCGCGAGACGGTCCATGAAGCTGCGCTTCTTTTCCACTCTTATACTCTCTTTTCTGCGGATGCTGACCTGCTCCAGCCACTCTCTCGGAAACTGGCGCTCCAACCCTTCGACGACCGTATCGGGGTCAATGGGAACGAAGCTGTCGCCGCAGAAGATGCGGGCCTTAATCTCCGGGTAGAAATGATCCAGCTTGCCCAGCACAAGGTAGAGCCCCGTGGAGCACTCGTCCCTATCATCCTTTCCGGAGAAAAAGGCGTCCATGCTGTTATGGGAGTGAATATCTGCATAGCAGATATATCGCTCCTCATCATCGTACGGGCAGTCGTGAAGATTGGCCTCCACCTCTTCTTTACATACGCTCTGCTTGGGAACATAGGCAAAAAAACGTTTTTCTGCCTTATCCCAATAGATCTGCGCCATCGCTTCATTTTCCTCGCTCTTCGTCATAAAGGAGCGGAAAAACGCAATGATCTCGCCCATGAGCTGCGCGGGGATCTTCGGCAGAGCTGGGATAAACCCAGCCCTGATCTCCGAAAAATCCACTACATTGTTTTTGGGGGCGATGAACTCGCCCTGCTCCATTTTGCGAAGCTCGTAGATCCTGCCGTCGCAGGAGGGAATGAGGCAGATGACCTTATCCGATTCCCGCGCCTCCTCCAAGGTGCCGAATCTGCCCTTGTAGGCGGCGTTGCCCTTGGTCTTCATCTCCACCTTGGGCTTAACATAGCAGCAGGGGTCCTTCTCTTTCGATTTTTTGAGTGCTTCCAGAAATTCACGGGAACGCTCGATGGTCTCCTTCATGGAAATGATCGTGGTACCCTTGGGGTCCTTGATCTCCTTGCGAATACCGCAGTATTCCACGCTCCAGGAAACGCGCTTGCCCTCCTCCAGATCGGTGAAGTCCTCAGATTTGCGGATACGAAGCTCTTCAAAGGTCATAGAGGCGTCCTCGATGTCCTCCTTCACACCCTTGTGATAGAAGACAGGCGGCTTTTCCAAAAGCCCCTTCTTGGTATTCTCCGCCGTTTTCTGCTCAAAAGCCGCGGCAATGGGGTTTCCTGCGGCTGCATTTGACTCCGGCTGTGCGGGAGCGGGAGCTTCCTTCGGCGGGGCAACAGCTGGCATCGGTGCGGCTGCTTCCACAGCGGGTGCCGCCGGCATTTCCTGCGTCGCAGGTGCCGGTGCGGGTGCTGCGGCAGTCGCCTGTACCTCAAAGGGGTTGCCCTGATTGGCTGTATCCGTGCTGTCTCCGAAAATCGCGTTAATGTCCAGTCTTTCCTCGGCAGGGATCTCGGTGAAGGGCCATGCGTTGGTACTGTTGAGTTCGCTCATAAAATGCTTGCTCCTTTCGATTTTGAGACAAAAAAAGACCGCAATCGCCCCTATGAGCAATTACGGTTTCATTCTTGTCCTTTATTGAGTTCCAGTTCGTTTGAGTCTGACGGAGGGCGCAATAACCCCCTTTCTGTCGCCGTTCCTCCCTAACTTACTCCGCCCTAACTTACTTCGCCCTGAAATACAGTCTCAGTTTAGCATCCCCTTTTGCCCCTGTATAGTTGGAGTTTTTCCATAGCTGCACCGTGGGACAGTTTGCTTTTTGGGGGGAGCTTGCTATAATGAGCTCAATATCCCCGTAGAGCTATCTCATTTTGGGAGGCGCATGAAATTCTTACAGGATGCGACGTATCGCCGCACTCTCAAAAGCAAGAAAACAGCCTCCCGTGGATGTGGCGTGTACCCGCCCCGAAGCGCGAGTTTTTGGAGCTTACTTGCGCGGCTAATAACATAAGTTCCTTGCATGAGCCTCTGTGGGTTATTCCTGTGGGGGCGCTTTACTTTCCCAGTGAGGGCGGAGTGCTCTGCCCTCACTGCCGATCACCTCCGATCAGCACGATGATCCTTCATTCCCAAACCAAGACGAGAAAAGGAGGCTATTATGAGTGCTGATATGAAAAACTATGTTTCTGAATTGCTGGAAGGCTACCGCGCCCGTGAGCGGAAGATCGCCGTTTTGCGCTATGATCTGGAGCATCCCTCCGAGGTTGGCGTGACGGAGCAAATCGAGGCCATGAACTATGGAAGCGGAGAAGGTGTAGGTCATTCCAAAGGACATATTTCCAACAAGACACTCTATATTGCCCTCAACTATGAGGAGCAGGCCAAGCAGCTGAATGCTGAATCTGCCAAGGAGATCGCAGATGAACTCTTTATTCTCGAACGGAGGCAGAAGAAGCTCCTGTACTACATCTCGCTTCTTGAAAAGCGCCAGGCAGAGGTTGTGCGCATGGTTTACATGGAAGGGGTATCTACGAAAAAAGCGGCAGAACAACACGGCCTGACTGTTCGCACCATCGAACGGATCAGAAAGGATGCTGTTGATAATCTTGCGGAAATGTACGCTTACTCGGAACGCTACAACGGGTAAGACGCTCATATTTTCAAAATGTCGCAAAAATGTCGCGGTTGATGTACTTGCGCTGTCGCATAGTCATGTGATATGATTATACTCGTCAAAAGAGGAGATGCTCCCGTTCGCGGGAGCATCTCCTCTTGTCGTCAGCTATTTTTTCCGGCGTAAGGATTTCAAAATATTTGTGCCAAAGGGCGATGAGATATATTGATTAGCTCAGGGAGTTGTCGTAAAATAGCTTTATGAGTCAGCAATGTACCTCGAAAAATGAATAGACCTTGGCACGCAGCGCAGAAAGGAGCTTTTTATGTGTGAAGCAAAATACGACTTTTTGACCGTGAGGGATATTCAGCGAACTCTCAAAATTGGGACGAATGTTGCTTATAATTTAATTCATAGCAAGGCATTTCCGGTCATCAAGATTGGGAAGAATTACCGGATACCGGCAGAGGGCTTCTACGCATGGCTCGAAAGCGCCGGCGTTGCGAAACAATGAGGCAAAATCTTCAATTATCATAATGAAAGATGAGAATTGGAGGTTACCATGGCAAATAAGCGTCGTGCAAATGGCGAAGGGAGCTGGTGGCAGCTCCCCGATCGCACATGGGTACATCAAATCACGATCGGCAGGAAAGAAAACGGCGCTCCGGAAAGGAAATCGTTTAAGGGGAAAACAAAGGCGATCTGCAAGCAGAGAAAGGAAGAGTGGCTTGCGGAACAGGAACACATGAAGGTTTTGGAGGAGGCTTCAAAACGAGAGGATGCCCAAAAGGAAGAAATGCAAAAACGCCTTGGGCATTCAATGGAGTCGGAAGTGCAATTCAAGGATGCTTTTATGGACTGGCTTCGTCTTTACAAGTCCCCGCCGACCAGAAAGCCATCGACCTACGCAAGCTATTTAGACATCTACCACACGCACTTTGCTCCTGCCTTTGATGAAATGTTCCTGTATCAGATCAGTCCGGATGTGATACAGGAATATTACCAAAAGAAACAACTCAACGGCGCGCGTATGGACGGGCGGAACGGCGGACTGTCCCCCAAAACGATTCGCAATCATCACATGATCCTCAAGGACTTTTTCACATACGCTCAAAGCAAGTACAAGCTCCCGTGCAACCCGACACTGAGCACAACAAGGCCGGAGGTCGTCGCAAAGGAGATGCGTGTTTTGGGTCCCTCTGAAATGCAGATTTTTATGGAGGAGGTCATGAAGGAAACGCAGCGCATAGCAATCTTGACCGATCTGTTCGTTGGCTTCCGTGTGGGCGAGCTGCTTGCGTTGGAGATTGCGGACCTTGACTTGGAACGGCAGACACTGCGGATCAACAAGAATCTGATTCGGGTAAAAACGGAGGCACTGTCGTTGGATAATCCGAACATCAGGATTTTGAATTACGACCCGAAGAAGAAAACGCACCTGATCGTCCAAAGCACGCCCAAGACAAAGACATCGAACCGCGAGATCGCTATTTCGGACGGCTTGTGCGAGCTGTTGATCCGACATCTCTACACGCTTGCTCACTCCAGCTGGCCCAATCCAGATAATCTGTTGTTTCCGTCAAGAGCAGGGACGCACATTGACCCCAAGAGCTTTGAGATCCGACTCAACGCCATATCAAAGCGATGTGAGATCAAAAAGGTCAATCCTCATGCTCTGCGGCACACACTGGCAACGCGGCTGGTGGAGGAACGGACGCCGCTCAACATTGTTCAGGGGATCTTGGGACACTCGTCCATTGAGACGACAAGGAAGTATCTTCACAAGAGCGAGGACATCGAACGGGAGGCGATCACCTCCATGACGGACTACCTGAATGGAGAGCAGTTCAACAACGCGCCACGGCTCAACGGAGCGAAAAAAAGAGCGAAATTTGCCAGCATCCCGCTGCCGGATTTCTCGCAGCGGGAAAGAATAACAGCAAATAACGCTTGAAGGGAAATGCAATTCCCGTCGCACTGCCTACTTTACTGCAAACACCAATAGCGGGCGGGCTGAAAAATTAAAATAGAACGACAAAGGAGATATTTTGTATGAGGGATAATATTTGATGAAAAAATGGGGCAAGGCTCTTCGGGAAAAAGAAATGCAAATTGCAATAGAGCAAAGAAAAAACCCCGAAACCGTTGAGATTTCAGGGTTTTCTGTCATGCGTGACCAATTTAGATACACGCTGAAAATAGGAAAAATCGAGAGCTGAAGCGGCTTTGGGCTGTTTCAGCCATATTTTTTTACTTTCAATTTCCCATGATAGCGGAGAATTGGGTATTTTTAAGAGTGACCGAAATAGATACAGCCTCGCATCTCCGATTTCCGTCTTTGCGCTTATTTCCGCTTGCTGTGTTTTTGAGAATTATTTTCCCGCTCTTTCAGCCATGCCTCAAATGCTTGAACATTTTCTTCGTGCGTATAGAACTCTCGAATGACGGGGAGCAGTGATGCAGCCAGCCCTTTGATTGCCCACAAATCAGGTTCGACTTTATCGAGGTTGTAATCTTCCACATCTATGACTGTGCCATCCTTGTCAAGATGGATGACGCTGACGGGTATTCTGTTAAACTTCTCATCCATCTTTTCTCGGCTCCTCAGAGGTGGAATCTATCCGGATTTGTAATCGGCGCTTCTTAGGTCGTCAGGCACTTCATCCGGAAAGTTCTCGGCAAACCAGCGGAATGGTATTAGGACCATATCCGGCAGACCGTTTTCTGTTATTACGAATCCGATGTCTTCGTTGTCAATGCGTTCCAGGATTTCATCCAGTTTTTCGACGAGCAGGGTTTGCTCGATGCGTTCCATTTCGGATAGTGGCGGCAGTCTTTTCATTTTGACATCCCCTTATTCCTGCTGTGATGTGCTTTCTCCCGAAGATACAGGGACAGGCTTCAGCGTACCGGTTATGTAATCATACAGAGCTTCGGGGTCTTTGAGACAATACTTCATGGTGCAATCTGCTTCCCATATCGTATAGTCATCGGTTGCTTCATACAGCCACCAATCGATGTAGTCGTATTGGTCATTGACCGCCTCTTTCAAAACATCTCTAAGAGCCATGAGATACTTGTTTTCGGCACCGAATACAAAGTGACCATCGCCAACCAGATTGAGCGCTTTGCTGAACTGTTCGTCAATGGACTCTTGCTCCTTTATCATCTGGAGCGCCTTGCAGAAACCTTCTTTACTTAGCATTGGTGCTATTCCTCTCTTGAACTTCCTGTTCCTCTTTCCATCTTTTGAGAAGTTTAATCGCATGATCCTGTGTCTTTGGGTCGGCACAGTATTTGAAGAACTGCACCGCGGCTTCTTCCGGCGTGAGGCCATAAGACTTTAGCACCTCGGTTACCTGCGCCAGCAGTTCTGCATCGATTTCAATGGTAATCGTTACTTTGCCATCATCCATAATGCTGTTCCTCCGATTCTTTAAGATTGTCGTATTGAGGTTCCTCGGAGTAAAAGACCTGCATATCATCCAATCGGAGACACGACAGTCTTCCAAGTGCTCCTGACCAAGGGTCACCCTTTTCAGGGAGCATACAGCCGCAGTCGATTCCGATCCAGCTCTTTGCATCCCATATTGCCATTGGGTTATCATACTGGAAACGGATAGTTGGCGTGTGTCCGAAGATGACTGTACAGTCCTCCAGAACAGGGAAACTGTCAAATCGCATCCAGACGGCAAAGTCTCGCTCACACTCATATTTACGACCGTAGGTCTCATACAGCTCGGCAGGAGCCGCGTGGGTCAGAATGAATTGCCTGCCATTCACCGTGATTTCCATGTTTACAGGCAGCTTCTCCAAATACTCGAATATCTCCTGACGAACGGTTTTCTTTATGTGCTTCAGATAATTATGTGTTATCTCGCCTCCATTTCTATACCACAGAGACTGCTTGCGCTCATAGTAGTATTCAGGCCACTCCTCATCCTCCGGGGGTGGGTAGTAGAGAGCATTCATCATCATTAATTCGTGGTTACCCAGAAGCATTTTGGCATTTGACATCGCCATGATCTGACGAAGGATTTTGATGCCATCCGGGTTTCTGTCTATCACATCTCCAAGGACATAGAGGGTGTCCTCGGGCTGTAGGTTGATTTGCTTCATGACGGAATCAAAGCGTCGCTTTTGTCCATGAATATCGGACATTACATAAATCATGGTGTTCCACCTCCTTTTCTGTAACACGAACAATTACCATATTTCAGAGCGAATAGCTATCAAAAAATCACAACTCACAGATAATGATCCTGATTGGCATTTCCGATGACCTATCAGTCACGAAGTACGGGATGGTCTGTCGAAAAATCTGGATTTGGTCTTGAATCCTGACAAGCAGCCCTTTGAGTAAATCCTTTGAAATGTATCCATCGTTTTCATTCTCAACAGGCTTTTGAAGTAGCATCTCCAAGTCAGAGAGGTTGCCCCAAATGAAAAAATCCCATGAGTCGAATGTACTGCGTTCGAATGCTGGATTTTCTGCGCAGATGATATCCTGAGTTTCTGCTGCCAGGTCAGAAAAGTAGATTCTCTCTTTACTAAGAGCCAGATCATCATGTGCGCTGGAGAAGATATCTCGTTCGGGCGCAGTATACAGATAGCGGTGTCTGAGTTCTCCATTTGCGTGTCGATGCCACTGATCGATGTTGAACCATTGACCATTGGAGAATAGCTCTACTGTGTAGCCGAGCCATTTACTCATGTGGTGCGCCTCCTATCGCCAAGTGCTTTGCCGTACCTCTAATGGAGTCTTCCAATTTAAGCAATCATCTTCCCCACGGGAACCCGAAATCCTTGCGTTTGATCTTGCACCGAGGCTGTCCATCTTTCCAGAAGACGATCCCTTCGATCACATGGGTTTCCAGATAAGTGCGGATGCCTTCAAAGCTCCGATCCAGTTCAACAATGTCTTTCCCATGGGGCTTGAGTACATCGGCATCGAGGTTGTATGGGTTTGCTCTGAAATGTGGGCCGATGGCCTCATATGTTCCATCCGGTACGATTCCCATTCTGTCATACGCATCCCAGAACCATTTGTCGCCGGTTGCAGTTCGGTCACAAGGTACCCAACAAGGCAGGTGGCCAGTGACAGGGTCTGCGTTCTCCTGACACTTGATTGCGTTAGATGGAATGGGCTTTCCATGTTTTGCATCGTATCTTTTGTAGAAAACACCATTGATGACCGCACAGCAGGCACCGTCCCATTTGATGGTAGCTACGCCGTCGCCGGCCATGACCCAAGCAAGGTCAGGGCTGATATTTGGCAGTATTCTGACAATTCGATGGTTTTCAAATTCTCGTTCAAAGAGAGTGGGTATCTTTTTCATTCACAATCCTTTCTGATGCAACCTCATCTCCGCTTCCACTGAGCCATTCCTCAATAGGAATAAATCTCTCGGCATGACTGATTTTGCCAGCACAAGTGTCACAGTAGGGACTGATCCAGCCAGTAGAAACCTTTGTTGCAGGATTCCCACATCTGATGCAAGTTCTCGCAGATAAGTGCTCATATTTGGGGATGATGTCACGAAGCATCCGCTCTGTACAGCCAAAGTCATACCAACAGAGTGTTCCATATTTCTCCTTGATCTGGGTAATGCGGTATTGGTCGAGATACTCGGCACGTACCAATTCCTCACGGATATCTTCACACATTTGCTCCCCAAAAGCCTTTCGCCAGCCGTCAGGCATGGAATCCAGTTCCGTATAGGAATAGTCGTAATCCTCTGGAACTTTTCCCGTCCAGCGGTTACGAGGTATTAGAAACGGAAATCGCTCAATCAGCTTTTGGTTCGATTCTTTATTCGATTGCATCTGAAACCCTCCTGTGTGTTTTCCTTTAGGTTGAAAAAAGCATTATTCGGACAGAGGTGATTTCTGCCCGAGGGTTTATCGCTTTCCAATCCTTGACCTGTGCGGAGACCTTCTTTTGGATCTCCTCATAATAGCGATACGCACCGGAGCGGTCATTCCATTCGAAATATTGATAAGCCTTCTTGAGTTCATCCTCCATCTTCCGGTATTCGTCTACTGAGACGAAGTCCCAAATATTATCGGATTCATCATTCTGAAAGGCAGCTACTTCAGATCGAAGAGCAAATGCCGAATGTTCTTTGCCGGAAGCGTTCAGTAGCTTCAAGACGTCATCGTAGCAAACGGCAATTCGGACGCTGTCCTCTGGGGTAAGCCAGTCGTTCACCGATGCCTGTAGATTTCTTGACATTTCGCCTACTGTGAACGGGTGTCCATCGTACTCAAGCTGTCGGTATGCTTTTTCAAACTGATACCTGCTGTCCGAGCGAAGCGTTGGAACAAGAATGAGATGTTCGGTAGGCAGCAACTTCATCACTTGGGGGTTGATACAATGCCACTGATCATTTGCCAGAACCTCCGTAAAAATGAAATATGATGTGCTCATCTTACTCACTCCTTTCTGCGCTTCGACCGCTTTGTGATGTGGCCAACTCTCTTGCATTAGCTTCCACATCTCAAGTCTTCCGTCCAGACATAATAAGGAATTAGCGAATGTGTCCCACGTTGGTGGGGCCGGAGATGCGTCACAAGTGATTGCAATGGAATACCCATCTTTCCCCTTTGAGGCGAGATTGGCTTTGATCTTTGCAATCCTATCTGGAGACTTGCTTTCTTCATATGTGAGACGGTAGCAGGCGAACTTGTATGTGCCTCCTTCACTGAAGGTTACCTCCATACCTTTTCTCTCAAATCAACTCTCATCGGGCCCTTCAAACAGCGCACGGAAAAGAGCCACATGCTCTCCCACGAGCTGCGGATATTGGTAATAGATGTGTCGGCAAAGGCTTCGATAAAGATCGATGAAGCGGATCTCATCGCAGAAATCGCAGAGGCCATCCATGATTTGTTCTAACTGCTGCTCGTCGGTGATTTGATCCTTCAGCACCCGCTCAACCAATAAAGAGTAGTGCGCGTATGCTGTGTCTCGCAGCTTGCTGATCCCCTCGACTATATTGCGGAGTTCCTCCATTGCGTGTTGGCATTCATCCATTTGTCTGTCCTCTTTTGCCATATAGTTCTCGCAGCTCTGCTTCTCTCTTTTCTGTGATGGCTTTGCTGTAATAGGTTGGGCGACCTGAGTGGTACTCTTCTGCCATCCATTCATCGAGATCAAAACTCCACTTGTGGGGTCCGAACTCGTCCGGGTAGTTCTCAATGAGAATGTGCTGCTTCTCACGGATCTGCTCTATGATAGGGGCAATATCATATTCCGAGAATATCCTGGCACCTTTCAACACATGGAGGATCTCGTTGCCCCACACTCGCTCATCAACGCCGCTGTACTTTTCAAAATCCGTGCTGTCTGGATGCTCCTCAATTTTACTGCCATAGGAGATCAGAAGACAGTCATCTTTTAGGAAGTGATTGATCCACAGGTTCGGGATGTACTGCAAGTCGGTAATACCTTTTGTGGAGAGGAAGCCCCACAGCTTATAGTATCTGCCAAAGACATACCATTCCGGGAGATCTTCCTCTTTGATTTTCGTTTTGTGATGTCCTGAAAAGAGAGTGAAGTCATCGTTCTGAATCCAGCACAGCTTGTGGTTTCTCCATACTCGGCGCTCAACAGTGTAGAGATTGCTCTTGAAACGACTCATTTGAAACCTCGCTTTATCATTTCCAGTGACACAACATCGTGAAACAGGAAGCGTAGCTTGTCAATTTGCTTCTCTATGTGCCAGTGTCCGCAAAGCCATGCCTTGTAATCCACTTTTTCTTCTATTCCATCAAGCCATCGCTCTGTGCCGTCATCAACCGTGCTCTGATCGATCATGGGTAAAAACGCATCCCGCGGTTCGTACTTATAGGGGCAGGTATGAGAGAGAACAATGTCAATTCTGTTTTTTGTGATTTGATCTTCCACATATGTCTTGATTTCTGCCGAGGGCTGCTCATCAGCAAACCACAGCAGATCGTTTTCCAGTCGGTAGTATTTGTCCACGCTATAAGCGCCGCCGATGACCAGATGCCGGGTTCCTTCCATAGTGAAGATGTCTCCGTCCCTGGCGAAGAGTAAGTTCGGATACTCATCCTCGTACCACACAAGGCCACCATTCCATTCTTTCTGCTTATAGCCTGCGAGAGTGTCTGGACGCCGTTCATGGTTTCCGTGAATACAGAAGACGGTGGGCTTTATTCTGGCAAGCGCATCTTTGCAATACCGATCCCGCCTGTTGCCGTAATAGTTCGCTCCGACATCACCAAGGATGACGATCACATCCGACTCTGTGAGTTCATAGTGTTGGGCAAAAGCGGCGATCTCTTTCGCGCTGCCGTGAATATCGCCGGTGTAATAGATCATACATCTTCATCCTTTCTGGCTTGACCGGATTATAGCATCAATAGAATGGAAAATCTCGCAAAAGCCCAAATCATAATCGTTTTGGGCGAAAACATAATCGTTTTTTCACGCGACAGACCACAGGTCAATCTCTTAACCTGTGGTCTGTTGCTATTTGGTATTCAGTTGATAAAATGATTACCATTCATCTTTGAGGAGATGGTGATGCGAGCGAAGTGCGTTTTTGGTCGTTTTCAGCACATCCAACAGGACATAGGTTTCATACGGAGAGCAGTTGGCAAAAATCTTCTGGGCCTCGGCGTTGGACATCTCAGTCGCACCTGTGAGCTGCCTGTTCAGGAGTGTATCAGTTGATACCTCCAATGCATTGGCGATGCCGACAAAGGTTTCGAGGCTCATGACCTTTGTACCGCATTCAAGATAGCTGATGTAGCCAGCAGACTTGTCGATCATGGTGGATAGCACCGCCTGAGAAATACGCTTGTTTTTCCTGATTTTCTGGATTCTTTGACCAAGGACATAGTAATTGAGTTGCATAGAGAAACCTCCTTAAAAATTTTGGCAACTCAATTATATTTGAACCGCTATTTTATAGCGGGGCGATTATATAAACTCGGCCTTTGCATGATATATACTAACTTAAATTATATTCAACAGCTTATATCCGGCAAAGGGGAGGTGGGCTGGTCATGTATGAACAATTGGACTTGAAGCTGATCGGCTCACGCATCAAAGCTGTTCGAACCAGCAGAGGCATGAGTCAGGCGGATTTGGCAGTCAAAGCTTCTGTTTCGCTGCCACTGATCAGCAACATTGAGCGCGGAAAAACGAGTATGCAGCTTGAGACCTTCGTCAAGGTAGCGGAAGCCCTTCAGGTGTCTACAGATCATCTGCTCCGTGCAGATGTGCCGGAGGTCAAGACAATCTATCAGGGTGAGTTTGCAGAGATTCTTGAAGGCTGCTCGGCCAGTGAGATGGAAGCCATCTTGAATATCGTCCGAGAAGTCAAAGCCTCCATGCACATGAAACAGAATAACGATTAATTATCGGGTTGGGTGTCCAATCCGATATTTTTTTCATCGTTTCCATACCATAGGTCAAGATGCTGACCTATGGTATCTTCTTATTTTTAAGCATTTTTCCTATAATTTCCCCAAAAGGGCTTGCCCAAACATGGGAGGAAAACATGGAAAACACGAAACTGCTGCCTTTAGGTACTGAACAAGGACTCGAAGAGACTGAATATCCCTCCTTTGACCTATGCCTGGGAGAAAACATGGTATCGCCTCTTGTGACACAACACAGGCAGTGGTTGAAAACTATCCGCCATGAAACGCCTAACCCTAAGATTCCGTTCAAGGTTGCAGTATACATCCGCTTTTTCAACCAGACGAAATATGGAGACGAGGAATATCTTGAGCGCAACAAAGAGGTTTTTCGTGCTACGCTGGCTCAGTATCCTATGTGGGAGTTTGTGGGCTTCTATATTGACAATGGATCGACCGCTCCATATATGGAGAATTCTACGGCATGGTCTGAACTCCTGTCTGACTGTGATGATGGAAAAATCGATCTCATAATCACACAGAAGGTCAGCAATGTGTCCAAAGATGCCCAAGAAATGACTATTTGCGCAAGAATGCTCGCGGCTCGCAAGCCTCCTGTTGGCATCTACTTCATATCAGAAGATCTATACACATTGGCCTCGTATTATCGTGATGATCTTCGGGAGCCCTGTTTCCTCCCAACACCCGACTGGAAGATCCTGCCCGATGATGAGCTGGATGTGAGAGGTGCTCTCCATGAGTAAGTCAGCCAAGAAAGCAGCCGACCAAGCAGAACGCGAGAAAGTAAAAAAGCGATACTCAAATCGAAGAGAGCCGGATGTTATCTATCCGGCAAAGAAGCAGGTCGATTTCTACGATGCCGATATTCATCAGCGTGTTGCGGTCTATGTCCGAGTTTCAACTGATAATCTGGGTCAGGAGACTTCCTATGAACTTCAGAAGAACTATTATGAAGAGTTCGTCTTGAAGCATCCCAATTGGAAGCTTGTGAAGATCTACGCCGACAAAGGCATCTCAGGCACTTCGACAAAGCACCGCGTCGAGCTGAACCAAATGCTTGCTGACAGCAGAGCTGGAAAAATCGACTTGATCATCACCAAATCGGTTTCGCGTCTTGCCAGAAATACCGTCGACTGCATTACCATAGTGCGTAATCTTGCGGAGCTTCGCAATCCAGTGGGCGTTTTCTTTGAGAGTGAATGCATCTTCTCGCTGAACGAGGATACAAACATGCCTCTATCCTTTTTGGCTTCCATTGCGGAAAACGAGTCTCGTATCCGAAGCCGCAGTATGGAAGTTTCGCTTGCCCAGCGATTAAATGGAGGCCTCCCTCTGACACCCAAGCTGTTGGGCTATTCTCATGATGCTGATGGGAAGCTGGTGATCAATCCGGACGAGGCTCCAACCGTGAAACTCATGTTCTATATGTATCTGTCCGGTTATTCCTCATCTTATATTGCAAAGACCCTCGAGACGCTTGGAAAGAGGACATTCCTTGGTAATTCCAAGTGGACATCCGGCACTGTTATTCAGGTCTTGAGGAATGAGCGGCATTGTGGTGATGTTCTCACAAGAAAGACATGGACGCCTGATGTGATCAGTCATAAGTCTAAGAAAAATAGAGGAGAACGGCAGCAGAGCCTGTATAAAGGAGAACACGAGGCAATCGTGTCGAGGGATGACTATATAGCCGTCCAGCACATGATCAACAATGCAAAGTATGGGGGAAAATCTATTCTGCCGGAGCTTCGTGTGATCGATTCTGGTATTCTGAAAGGCTTTGTCACGATCATCCCCAAGTGGGCAGGATTCAAGGCCGCCGATTATTTGCGGGCTTCTATGAGCGTCTACTCAGACGATACATATTATGGTCAGCCTGCGGAGGACAACTCCACTTTTGAGGTGGAGGCAGGAGATTTCGACCTGCGCGGTTTTGAAGTTACGAATGCCTCTCTCTTTGACACAAACAAAAGGCCGTATGTCTTATTTCAGAGCAAACAAATCAAGTTCAGCACGGACTGTGTCAGGCAGTTTGGAAAGGACAGTAAAGTTGAGCTGCTGATCCATCCGGGTTTGCGGAAGTTTGCTGTCCGCCGTGCCTCTAAGGACTCGCGCCAATTCGTACAGTGGTCAAGACCTACCGATGGAAAATACTACGCCAAGGAGATACCGTGTTCCGCGTTTGGGGAAACCCTGTTTGAACTGCTCGATTGGGAAACTGCGTATAAGTTTAAGGCTTATGGTAAGCTCCTCCAAAACGAAGGGGATTCGGTAGTCCTATTTGATCTGAGTGAACCTGAGATATTTATCCAATCCTATCTTATGACGGGAACAGATTCTCCCGCCAATGGAAGTGGCAGCCTTTCACCTCTTTCCGTATCAGGAAAGCGTGTCCGAGCAGTCCCTAAGAAACTGGCTGACAGATTTGGCAGCGACTTCTATGCCCACCGGCTTACCTCATCTTTGTTGGAATCACAAAGTGAAGATGCTTGGAAGCTCTGGCTGGAAGGTCAACTCTTTGAAACCGGCGAAAAACTTCAAGTCACCAAGTACGATGAGATGCAGCGTTTTATCGCCGAACAATTAGCGCCCATAAAGCAGTTGGAAGGGGTGAACTTCGATGCCTGAAAAATCCGTTATCCCGGTCTCTCGGAATCTTGATGGTGTGTATTACCGCGTAGTCCGTGATGGCAAGCATGTAAACAGATGCTTTTCTGATCTGTCGGAAGCCGAGCAGGATGGGATTATGGCAGAGTATAATGCGGAGCAACTCAGACGGCTTTGTCGCTATCTCAGCATGAGCCTACGCCAGATTGGAGATACACTGGAGCTTGTCAGAGAGGAATGAAAGGAGAGCAAAATGGAAGTAGAAAATCAGGTTTCTTTCATCTCACCGATGCTGCAGGATATTCAGCCCGGCAATGTCGATGATGAAACTACCATCACCTTTGTAGAGGACGCGGACACGCCAATGACTATCGACGCATCGGCGCCGGGAGATGTGATCGAGCTTAGTGATGACTTTGATTTTGATGGATATCAGGTGGTTCGCAGGGAGTTCTTCGCTCATACCTTCGAGCCGTCTATCACCTTCAACAATTACAAAGTCTATGTCAATACTGCCTGTTTGAACAAGTTTCCCCACGCGGATTGCGCGCAGCTTTTGATCAATCAGGAGTCACGCATTCTTGCGCTGCGTCCATGCGCTGAGTCAGAGCGGGACGCATTCTCCTGGTGCAATACATCTGGCGGAAGGCGGAAGCCTCGGCAGGTAACGGGTAAGTTCTTCTTTGCAAAGCTCTTTGAGCTGATGAACTGGAATATTGATTACAGGTACAAACTGCTTGGCAAGGTCATTCACGCCAACGGTGAGTATCTGATCGCATTCGATTTGAATGCTTCGGAGATCTATCAGCGCATTGCAAAGGACGGGGGCAAGCCCAAGACGGCGCGAACCCCTGTATTCCCATCCGGTTGGAAGGATCAGTTCGGACTTCCTTATCGTGAACACCAGAAATCTCTACAGATCAATATCTTTGATGGGTACGCGATTTATGGGATCAAGGATAACACCGTATCTTCCATGGCATCCGGGGAGAATGTCACACCAGGCCAAACCGCATATCAACCAGAGGTACCTGTGCAGGAGGAGAGCGTAAATGGATAGTGCAGATAACAGTGCGATCATGACCATTGACCTGAAGTGGAATCGCTTTCGCATACATAAATCTACCCTGAACAAAATGGGGAATCCGCGATATGTTCAATTTCTGGTCAATCCAGAGGAAATGTTTATTGCGGTACTTGGCTCAGATCGACCACTTGATGGCGGCACCGCCAACAGAGTGAAGTTGGTTCAAACGCCACGCCATTATTCCATTGAGTTCTACAGCAATACACTACTGTGCGCTCTGGTCAATATGATCGGTACTCTCGACTTCCGGTACAGTTATCGTATGACCGGAGAGGTGGATGTCGCAAACAGGGTAGCCTATTTCTCCATGAAAACCTTAAAGAAAAATGAGAGGAGAACGCCCATCGATGGATAAAGGATTTGCAGTGTTGAAGATCGACCCGGAATTCAAGACACTCATTCGGCCATTACGCAAAGATGAGTATCTTCAACTCGAAGTAAATCTTACAGTGGACGGCTGCCGAGAGCCAATCGTCACATGGAATGACATCATCATTGACGGTCATAACCGTTACGAGATATGCAATCGACTTCACATTCCCTATGCTGTACGGAAGATGCCATTTGAGAACCGGGAGCAAGCGATTGTCTGGATCTGCAGCAATCAACTCGGTCGCCGAAATATCACCGAGGAAACCAGACGCTATCTCATCGGAAAACAATATGAGCTTGAGAAAGTTGCGCGTAAGCATCCTCCCAATGTCAACGGCTTCAATCAGTACAAGCGCAGAAACAGAGGCGAGCGTGGCGAGACCTTTCGGCGTACAGCCCAGAAGTTCAGTGCTCAATACAATGTATCTACTGGATCTGTGCAGAAGTATGCGATCTACAGTAAGGCATTAGATGTTGTTGGGCAGGCAGATCCCGAACTTCCTGGCAAAGTGCTTTCTGGTACATTCAAAATATCTCATGAGAACCTTGTGGCACTATCGAAAATGCCACCGGAGGAAATCAGACGAATTGGGACAAGACCGGAAGACCTACAGCACCCGTTCACCAGTTACAGCGATACGCGAAAAGAATTTGCTGATACAGATGAGGAGCCAGTCGAATCTATGCAGGAAACTTTACCTCTTATCAAAATTCCCCCTATGCACGACCCGGACGCCGAAATCGCCGGTCTGACTCTGACCGTTCCGTCATGGGTCAGTTCCATCGAGCGAGCCAGAAACAATGCGGATATGAACGCTGCTTCAACAAGTGCAAAAAGCAAACTTGAGGAGGCGCTGTTGTCACTACAGGAGAAGGTGTCCGAGATGCTCTCAGAAATCAGGGAGGTAGACTAATGCAAGACTTCAGCAGATTTGTTCCGAATGTCCACTTCGAGCAGATCCCGATCAAAAATCTCGTATCTAATCAGGAATACCAGAGGCCGTTGTCTCAGGCACAGGTTGAAAAAGCCATCGAGGATTTCGACCTGAACCAAATCAACCCGGTAAAGGTGAGCCGCCGTGATGGTGTCAACTATGTCTTTAATGGTCAGCACACCATAGAGATCGTTGCTACTGTATCCGGTTCGCGGGAGACTCCTGTTTGGTGCATGATTTATGACAGCTTAGATTACAAGAACGAAGCAGACATTTTTGCAAATCAGATGAAGCATGTGCGCCCGTTGAAGCCTTATGAGATATTCATGGCTAATATCGAAGCAGGAAATGAGCAGCAGCTTGTTATTAAGCGGCTCGTTGAATCCTATTCTCTTTCTATCGGGCCGACCAAAGCATATGGCGTGATCTGTGCGGTTGCCACGCTGGAGCGGATCTACACCAAATATGGTTACCATGTGCTTGACCGAACTTTGCGGCTCTGCGTTGGTACATGGGAGGGGGATATCGACTCTCTGGGAGCAAATGTATTAGCTGGTGTTGCGAGAATGGTCGTAGCATTTGGTGACCAGCTTCGTGACGAAACTTTTAAGGAGAGGGTTGGCTTCATGTCTGTTCGGCAGTTGTCTCGTATCGCTAAAGAGCGTGGAGCAGGGTCTCTTTGCTACGCCGAAGCTATGCTCGTCGCCTATAACCGAAAATGCAAATACACCTTACGAATGACGAAGCTGCATTCTGGGAAGGTTGCTGCGGAAGATGACTTTGTAGAGGAAAACGAAGAACCTCTTGCAGACGATCCTGTCCTTGAGGAATAGCACACGCGGAATGCTCTTTGGCTTGTGACTGGCAAAAAAAGATCCCCCTTGCTCGAAGGGAGATCTGATGGTGAATCAAGCTGTGTTATTCAAGAGCCAGCGAGAAGGCCGGCCGCATATATTCCTGTGCGCTCCGGCTTAATCCGCATTCTGCTGCCAGACGCTTCCAGTTATCTCGGACGGTTTTCAGAATATCCGACGCCATAGCAGTTGCGTCCTTGGTGCTGATCTCACAATACGGTGCGATCTCCAGCGCAAGGTCGAGGGAGATCGTCGCATCGTCCTCGTTTACGCAGAGGGACAGCTCGTCACCCTCCGGGACGGGGTTTACATCGTACAAGGGTGAGAGATGCCAGCCATCCGCCTTGAGGATAAAGCCGTGATTTCTCATGTGGTCATCCGTATTGGAAACAGCCATATTGAACACGATCCGCTTCCATAGCTCTGTCAAATCTTTCTTGGGAGCAGCGCCGTTAGCCTTGATAAAGGATACCAGTTCAAGATAACTGGAGCCGTCCGCTGCCGATGCCCCATCGGTCTTGCCGAGCATTGTCATGGCGGATGCGAAATGAATCCGCGCAGCACCATTCCGGTCAAACCTTCGTACAAGGAAGGTGCTTCCGTATTTGGAGAAGTCGATCAGCATGGACTCGGGAACATCCAAGCCGCAAAGTCTTGCAAGGTCATGGGTGACCTTTTCCCATGCGCCCACGTTAACATCGTCGTGCTTGGACGGAAACTTGGCGATCCACAGATTTCCGCTTGTGTCCAGAACGGTGGCCTTCGGACGAGCGCCACCCAGCGAGGAACCGGGCTTGATGAGCTGATTGATCCATTTCTGTTCGAGACCGGACTCATCGTTTTCAAATTGACGGGAAGCCTCCTCCAGCGTTCGCAGGCTGGTCCATGGAGGTGTTGGGGTTTCCGAATCATCCGAGAGAAACGGTCCGTCTTTGTCCAGCTTGAAGCGGATCGCGCCCATCCGCGTCTCGTCGTAGACGCCCATCAGGAAGTCGCTGTCTAAGAGCTTTCGAGGCTTTCGGCCTTCCTGTTCAGCCAGTATTCTTTCTCTGCGCGTCATCAGCAGGCGGCCCCAGCGGTCGGGGGAAGAGTCAGCGAAAAGACCGAACACATTTTTTGCGCCGGTGGGATACTGACGCCCGGCATACAGTTGAAGATCCGGGTCGAGGTACATGTAGTTTGCGCTGCTTTTTAACCAGTCAGCATCATACTCAAAGGAGTAGCTCTCACGGCCACGAACATTCTCCACGAAGAGCGTTCCCAGAAAGTTCGGCTCTGCAGATCTGAAATTTTCATAGACATAAATTACTTTTCGTTCTGACGCCATAGTCAATCACCTCCATTTCGTGGTGCTCTCTTGCGAGCGGTAAGTTCAAGGTCTTGGAGTTTACGCCCCAGCTCGTCATCCTTTGCAACGAGCAGAAGGTCTTTATCCATATTGTTCAGTGCGTGCAGAACTGCGGCATAGATCCCAATCGCGACAGAGGGGTTTCCCTTTTCAACATTCCACACTGTGGCTCGGCTCACACCGGCTCTTTCCGCGACCAATTCGGCAGACAGATGCCGCCGTAATCTGGCAAGTTTGATCTGTTCCCCAAGCTGATCCAAAATAGCCTGCGTCTGCGGCAGCACGGCAACACTCTTTCGCCCCATTCTGTACACCACCTCTACATCATCATTATGCCTGTTATTATAGACGGTATAATTTGAATTGTCAATAAATAAAGACATTATAAAATGGAGCTTGTAACAAAGTACCCATTACTTCATTGTGTGCGTACCTTTTCGCCGGTATGCATCTGACTTTATCACCTGGTAGGGGGGGATCTATATAGAAGTGATCGTTCATTTTCCAAATACCAAGCAAGGGCAGGAGGAACTTGCCAAGCGTGTTGCGACCGTCCATGCGCAGATGGTCCATTCATATATTTCGAGGTTGGAATGTCCAACGGAGCAGAAGGTCGCCCTTCTTGATGCGATCCAGAAAAACATCCGCGCTAAAATAAAGAAAGAGAAAGAGGGCTGCTCCCTCGATCTCCTGCACTCAGACCGTTTCCTCTACAAGGTAACCACCGCCGAAGATGATCTCCAGCTTGCCGCCGGGATAGACCTTGATGCATTCCACCATCTGACGGACGATGGAGTCATCGTACTCCATGCACTTGCTTTCTCTTTCTGAGATGATGGCTTGGATCTGCTCGAGGCGGTTCTGTTCACCATTATCTCTGGCTGTGCTTTCCTGAATGGCTGCTATGCGCTGCTTGAGGAGCTCTGTTTCTTGTGACAGTGTCATGAATTCACTTTCATGGGCTTCGATGCCCTCACCTGATATGACACTTTCATTGACGAGCGCCAGCATCTTATTGTTCAGCGCTTCAATCTTCCTCTCCAGCATATCCACTTCCTCCGGATCTCCGTCAAGACCGAGGGCTTCGCTGATAGTCGCTTTCATGAGCGCCTTGTAGGTGGCATTGTCCTGCTCATTGAACTTGTTGACCGCTCGGACGATGGCTTCCTGTAGTTTGTCCTCCATGATGGTGGGCGAGTCACTACAGTATTTCTTGCCGTAGTCCAGACGGCTGATGCAGCGCCACACGATGCGTTTAACGCCGTTTCTTGACCATGTCACGCGGCGGTAGCGGGTACCGCAGTTGCCGCAGATGAGGACATCGGTCAGGGCGTACCGGGAATACTTGCCGGTAGATGTGATGGAACTCTTTGCGGAGCCTGGCGTTTTCGTTTTTCGTCTGGCCAGTTCTTCCTGAACCTTGTTGAAGGTCACTCGGTCAATGATGGCTGGATGGTTGTTCTGGACATAGTACATCGGAGCCTCGCCGGTGTTCTTCTTCCGCTTCTTTTCGATGCAGTCGATGGTGACGGATTTTTGTAGGATAGCATCTCCGCAGTACCGTTCGTTGGAGAGCATATTCATGATCATGCCCTTGCTGAAACTGATGGTTTTGCCGGGAATATCATAGTTCTCAGCCTGCATCATCTTGGATATCTTGTCCACAGTCTCTCCGGCCAGGTAGAGGTTAAAGATGCGTTCCACGATAGCCGCTTCGCTCGGTACGATCTCCGGCTCACCGTCAGCGCCCTTTTTATAGCCGAGAAACCGCTTGTACATAAACACTGGGGTTCCTTCCTCGAACTTCTTGCGGACGCTCCATGTGATATTCTTGCTAATGCTCTCGGATTCGGACTGTGCGAAGCCCGCATAGATGACCAGATACAGTTCGCTATCCGTCTTGAGGGTATCGATCTGCTGCTCTTCGAAGTAGACGCCGATTCCTTTGGACTTGAGCATTCGGACATAGTCGAGGCAGTCCACCGTATTTCTGGCAAATCGGGATACGGACTTGGTAATGATGTAATCGATCTTTCCGGCCAGACAGTCGATGATCATCTTGTTGAACTCAGGCCGCTTGTCGGCTCTTGTGCCGGATTTGCCCTCGTCAGCGAACAGGCCTGCGAAGCACCAGTCTTTACGGCTGGCAATCATCTCAGTGTACACCTTCTTCTGATTGGTGTAGGAGACAAGCTGTTCTTCACTGTCTGTTGAGACTCGGCAGTACGCCGCCACTCTCTTCTGCCTGTATTTTTCTTTATCTACCGTCATGGAGCGTTTCGGCTCTATGACCGTGACGATCTTTTTAGGGACTTTCGTTACTTCCATCGTCCAGCGTGACCTCCGTTTCTGTCTTGGTATGAAGCACCACCCTGCCTTGCTCGCCGAGCGTGATGTATGAGGCGAGGGCGGTAAAGTAATCTCGATTGAATTCATCCTGCGTGACCATCATATGTGCCGCTTTTCTTGCGAGCGATACCGTGAGGTTCAACTTGGCATTGCTTTGCTCGTACATGAGCGATGCCATTTCGATGGTCTTCTCTATGATGTATTCCTCATTCGGAGCGTCACGCTCCAGTTCCAGAGCGATATCGTTTCCTACCTTGGTGACCTTCGCGTCCGGTTCATACCGCTTCTTGGGCTTCGGCTGGAGCAGATGGTCATTGAGGATGATCCGATTGATGAGGACTGTAATGGTTTCGATGAGTTGGGCATCGCTGATGCGGACTCTGATACCGCATTCATCGTTGGTGCAGTTCCAGCTCTCTCGAATGCGGTGCTTCATGCTGATGCGGCGCTTCATCGGCTGACCGCAGTTGTCGCACCGGACGAAGTCTCGGAGCAGGTCGATGGCATCGTTTTCCTTTTCGCAGGTATTGCGCTGCCGTGCCGTTTTCAGGCTGACCGCTGCTTCATATATGGCTTCATCTATGATGGGGTCGTATTCTTCAGTCCCAACATATTTGGCGTTGTCGATGATTCTCGCGATACGGGCTTTATCCCATGTGGTGGTCTTTTGTGTATATGGGATCTGGCGGCCGGTCAGTTCTTCCGCGATTGCTTTGAGAGAAGCGCCATTCAGATATGCCTTAAAGATATCTCGGATGACTTCAGCTTCCTCAGTGGATATGACCGTCCTGCCATTTCGCATCGTGTACCCGTATGGGATGTACCGTATCTTTTTCATGGTCGCCTCCTATATGCGTTCTCTGAATCGAAGCCCGCCAAGGAGTTCTACGGACATTTCGTCCTCTTTATTGATTTGGATGGACTTCACAATTTCCAGAAAGAGTTTCTCATCGAATGCTTCAAGGGGTTCTTCCAGCTCGAAGATGAGCATTTTTAGTTTCTTGACTTCCTCAAGCATGATGGCGGCTTTTGAATTGAACTTCTCCTGTCTGATGTCCTTAAGTTTTGCCAGCTCTGCGCCGATCTCGTTGGCTTGCGCCTGATAGACTTCAGGGGCGAGGTATCCCTTGGAGCGGAGCTGTTCGAGCATAAGCAGTTTTGCATTCAACTCGGCGATGCTCTTGCTTAAATCTCGGGCAGCTATATTGTTTCGCTTCATAGCTGCCAGCGTCATCTCCAGTCTGCTGATGACTTGCCCGAGAATGTTATCTTCCGAGAACCGCAGTTTGTTTACCATGGAGATGAAGCCGTCGTAGATCCGTTCTTCGCTGTAGTAGTTGGAACTGCAGGCTGTGCTGTCATCTTTATGACGGGAGCATACCCACTTCACGGTGCCTGACACGATTCTGCGCCTATAGAAAGAGCCGCACTCAGAACACTGAATGCGGCTTGTAAGCGGGTAGATATTCTGTGTTGTTGCTTTGGAGAAAACGCCCTTACGCTTTTCGATAAGGGTTTGGACAGCATCGAATACATTCTTTTCGACGATGCTGGGGTGGGTCCCCTTTGCATAGAAACGGTCTTCCTGACCACGATTGGTATGCTGATTGAAAGGTACGGTCGTCTCACGATAGGTCTTTTGATAGAAGCTATCGCCGATATACCTTTCATTCCTCAAGATATATGCCACACGGCTCGGACGCCAGGTTTCCTTTCCAGACTTGGTAGGGATGTTGAGCTTGTTCAGCTCTCTTGCGATCTCGCTCGTGGAGAAGCCCTGCAAGTACAGGGTGAAGATATTCCGCACGATGACGGCTTCTGGCTCGTACACGGCCAGCATCTTATCAACCAGCCGATATCCATAAGGAGCGTTGCTGTCCACATACTCACCGAGTTCCATGCGCTTGACGATAGAGAGCCGCTGGTTCATGGAGATGGACTGCGATTCCTCCTGCGCCAGAGCAGAGAAGGTGTTAAGAAGCATCTCATCGCCCATGGAGAGTGTTGAGATGCCTTCCTTTTCGAACTGGACGCCCACGCCCAGCAGCTTGAGTTTTCTTACATAGGCCAGCGCGTCTTTTGTGTTCCGTGCGAAGCGGGAGATGGACTTCGTTATGATGAGATCGATTTGCTTGAGTTCACACATGCGGATCATCCGTTGAAATTCATCGCGGGTTTCACTTTTCATTCCGGTAAGACCTTCGTCGGCGAAGATGTCCACCAGTTCCCAATCGGCACGCTCTCCGATGTATTTTTTGTAGGCTCGGATCTGTGCGGCATAAGAGTTGAGCTGATCGGCGGAGTTGGAAGACACTCTACAGTATGCTGCGACCTGCATCTTCTTTGTGCTCTGTCTTGTGATAGGGGTGATGAGTCGCACTTCAGACATTCCAGTGTCCTCCTCTCTCTAATTTTGGTTGGTATCATATTATGATACCAACCACTTTTGGCAAACCACATTATACTGATAACTCTTCTGAATAGCTACCAAAACAATTGGAACAGTGCAGAATTGACCTTATGCACAATTTTCAGTGTGCTAATACGATATCTGCGCCGGTGAGCTTCATGTAATACTTTTTTGCTCTGTCATATTCCTTTTCTGTGATCAACTCCTGTTCAAGGAGATCCTTCAGCATATCAACAATAAAGAGGAAATTGGCGTTCTTGGTGTTCTTGTTTGACAGCATGGTGCTACCTCCCTGGTTTGTAGTTGTTTTGTGCCTATTGAAATAGACAGAGAGAAAGACAGTGGGCTACAGTATAGCTCGCTGCCTTTGGCTGTTTCGCTGCTCCGCATGGTACACATTGCAAAGAGCAACTTTTCAATATAATTATGCCGAAATTATCGGCACTTTTCAAAAAATGCAAATGATAGAAATCTAAGGACAAGTCTTGTCCTCACATTTCTATCATCAAAAAGGCGGGAGCCGTCCATTGGTTGGAAGAATATTGCTTTTCCCTGGTATGGTTCGGCTCCCGCCGTATTTGTTTTTTTCTTCTTAATGATCCTATTCGACACTACTTCCCGGATCGTGGGCGGCTAAACTGACCAGTGGCTGGCACCACCCTCCGGGAATCTCACCCCTCCGAGGATCTCTCCGAGCTGCCCCCATTGCTTGAGTCTGTGGCTGGACAGTGAGTACAGGTCAACGGTATCATTGCGAGACAGCTTGCCAAAGCTGCTTTGGGCTGGGTGGGTATCGCTCGGCCACCTTAGTAGGCCGTCTTTTATGCGGTGTTATCCGCACAGGTGGGTCTTGGCGCACCCGCCGCATCGCTGCTCCCCTTCGTCGGGGGCCCGCTGACTGACGTTATCAGTCGCCGGATATTCAGTTTTCAACGTTCACAAGAAGAGATTTTTCTTCTCGCATGTATACGGGAGAAAACAGGCATCTTAACAACCCTCCTCGTCCAAATTATTTTTGATTTTTTTCAAAATGCGCTTCTTCCGCTCATGGACGGCCTGCTGAGACATCCCCAGCCTCTGTGCGCATTCCCTTTCGGTGCGATTCTTGAAGTAAAGTTCATAGACCAGCTCGTAGTCTTTCGGAGGAAGCAAATCCAGGACATTACGCAAGGACTGGAATACCATCTCCTCAATGGCCTGATTTTCGGGTGTATTATCATAATCTATAAACTCGTGGAACCGCTCGTATCCCTCGTTTTCGCCGCCGATCAGCGAACTCATCTGTGTCTCATGCTTAAAAAAGCGTTCCGTGCTATCTTCGATATTCCATTTCGTTCGCCTGTAAGTCTGAAAAACTTCCTTGGTTACTTGGATAAGTTCATATTGGCCGGTCATGGTGTTGTAAACATTGAGGACATATACTTTTTCGGACATGATTTTGATCTCCTTTTGATTTTTTGAAATTGATGGTTTTTTCAAAAAATCGGAGATCAGGGATATCGAGCGATATAGGGCTCCCAAAGGCTGGTCAGCATTGTTACCTCCGTTAAGGGGCAACAGCACAAAAAAGCCGGGCATTAAGAAGGTAGGTACACTTTGCAGTAACCTTTTCCTCTCAATGCCCGGCAATTTGGTGACTCATAGACTTCCTAATCTAAGGACCCGTGGCTCGGTGCGATCAGCTTTCTTATTCTGTTGTCGTTCTTATGTGTAAGTGTGGCAGGGTACCCGGTAATAGGTAGCCCTTCTGCGACTTGGGGTGCGATAACTCAGGTCGATCTCAACAACCTTTCGGCAGTTGGGACACTTCAGCTCAATGATGCCCGAGGTGGGTGTCACCTTATCAAATATGCGCCAGTCGCATTTTGGACAGCGCTTTACGACTTTGATCTCATATTGGTTAGTTTTCATAGCATACGGTCCTCCTCATCCATCTCGACTCGAACCAACCCATAGGGGTCAGAAAGATCATTCCTTTTCAGAAGCCCGAGCTGCATCATCCGAATGGACAATGCTGTTTTGGAAGCCCCCATAAATGATGCCATCGCCTCAAACTTCTTATAGTCAGCAGAGGCGAATACTCGGTTAAGTAAGCGCATCTGAGTTCCAAGACCGAATCGTTCCATGCTCCGAATCACACATTCTGGCGGAAGCAAGATCATGGCAGCCAATGTTTCGACTTGCCATTCCTCCCAATCGGTATTCCCTCTGCTGCTCCGGTAATAGCAGTGGACAGAGCGTGCTTTTGCCTGGGCTCCATAGTCATGCGGAAACAGCATTTTCAGAATGTGGTGACAGCTCTCATGGGAAACGGTATAGTTTCTGCGGCCTATGTTTGCGCCTTCTTTCATGAGTTCGCTTTCAATCAAAATGGTTTTTCCATCAAGCATATAATATTGCTCTTCTTCGCAGCTCGGATCTTCGGGAAATATCTCAACGCCTACCTCACAAGAAGATGTCAAGCCGATTTTCTCGCCGTTCAGGGATAACCGGGCATAATCGACACGAAGGCCCAGTAGTTCTTGGCAGAGATAATCGATATCTACTCGTTCCGGGGCTTGACCGGATATAGCCGGAAGTTTTTTATAGGCTGCGATGACTCTTCCGCCGATTGTCTCAAGGTCATTGCGTGATAGATATTTCAATGGCTTATCTCCTATATATGGAGGTTTTTTGCTTCGACAAACCACTGATCTTCGTCCTCGAAGAGATAGGTTTGCCTTCCTCCAATCATGATCGTATAACGGATACCTGTTCCGCCAACTTTTGTTGCTGCGGCTCTCCGCCTGCCGCAGACACGGTCGATGGGATATTCCTTTCCATCTTCAAAAGTCAGAGAGACGGGTGTTTTGGTGCGGTCTGGTGCTACGATGACCAGCACCTTCACCACGGCTTTGTGGAATTGCATTTTCATCTTGTTCGACCCCTCCCTTCAGTTGGCAGTGGTTACTGATACATAAGTCCAGGCATGGTCACCAACTGCCTACCGTCATCTGGGATCTTCAAGTCACCCATAAGCACGGCGTAGGAAATGGCTCGTTTGCCGAACCTTTTTCGAATGTCCTCAACAGCGTCCTCCAGACGGATGCGGCGATCTCGCTTCTGATGATCCACGAACATGGAGAGCTGCTCTGCTTCTTTCTGTGATACCAAATCAATACCACGGATAGTGACGGTTCGAATTGGCTTGTCCCACCGATATCGTTCCATAAACAGATGAAAGCCTGCCCCTGCGATCTCATTGGGGAGCTGCGTCCTGAATGGGAGCTTACACTGGTATTGTGAACCATACAGGTCATTTGCCCGGACGGAGACTTGCACACCACAGGCCATCAACTCGTGAACACGGAGTCGATGCCCAACATCCTGACTCAATTCCAGCATGACTCGGAAGACTTCTTCCGGCGTTTGCAGGTCAGCAGTACAGGTGATCCCGTGCCCGATGGACTTGACGGGGCTGACAAAGTCTTTGTGCATGACACGAGAAATATCCGTTCCATTTGCATACCTCCAGAGCTTGATGCCATTGATCCCCAGCATGTGCTGTAGCGTTTCTGGGGAGGTCTTTGCCACATCACCGATGGTGCGGATTCCGTATTGGGCCAGTTTGTTTTCTGTGGATCTTCCCACATAGAGTAGCTCGGCAGCATCGAGCGACCAGATCCTTTCCTTGAAGTTATCCTGCCTGATTTCGGTGATTGCATCCGGCTTCTTCATGTCCGACCCGAGTTTGGCAAAGATCTTGTTGAATGACACACCGATGCTCACCGTCAGGCCAAGTTCGTCCTTTATCGTCTGCCGAATCACCTCGGCAATCTCCGTGCCTGTTCCGCAAATACTGGAGCCGGTCACATCGAGCCAGCACTCATCCATGCCATACGGTTCAACAAGATCCGTATACCGGTGGTAGATTTGGCGAGCCAGCTTTGAATACTTGAGGTACTGGTCGTACTGAGGCGGTACAACGATCAGCCCTGGGCAAAGCTGCCGAGCTTCCCAATTCACCATGCCTGTCTTTACTCCGGCTTTCTTGGCTAAGTCGGACTTGGCTAAGACAATTCCATGACGCTCTTCCGTCGAACCGCACACCGCAACAGGCTTCCCTTTGAGCTCAGGATCGAGCATCATCTCAACGGATGCGTAGAAGGAGTTCATGTCACTGTGCAGAATAACACGCTCACTATCCATGTGTTTTTCACCTCTTATCTTGTCCGCGTGCCTTCATAATAATTTGATTGCTTGTCTATGTCAATGTCGCATTTGTAGAGTAATAGTCAATTTTCTATTGACAGTGAGTGTTTTCCGCTATATACTGAAGCCATAAACAGAAAAGGCGGTCGCTATTATGAGTAAGAGCAAAGCTAAAATTCTTTCTCTCCCGATAACGAATCACGCGAACTATAATGCAGAGACGGAGCGTCAGGAGAATGTTATCGGAGCGCGCATTGATGAAGCACGACGCAAAGCTGGACTCAGCCTTGTCGACTTCAGCGCACTTTTGCGGCAGTATGGGGTAACAATGTCTCCCAGCGGCATCAATAAGTGGGCAAAGGGCAGCTCGCTGCCCAACGCCTATCAGATGATGGCCGTCTGCCACGCGCTCGATCTGGATGTGGATGTTTCTTATTTTTGCAGTAGTCATACGCCGGTGCTCAATGATACTGGTTTGGCAAAGGTCAAAGAGTACAGGGATGACCTGATTGCTTCAGGAAGATATAAGCCGCAGCCGAAGGTAGTCAGCATTCTCAAGTACATAGATATGCCTGTGAGCAATCTTGCGGTATCTGCTGGTACTGGTGAGTTCCTTGAGGAAGGGAACTTTGAGATGGTTAGTTTCCCTGAGAAGTCAGTTCCCGAAGGTGCCGATTTTGGCGTGCGGGTTTCTGGTGACAGTATGGAGCCGGTCTATCATGACGGTCAGATCGTTTGGGTAGAGGAATGCGAGACTCTGGCCGTTGGTGAAGTCGGCATCTTTGTCTATGATGGCGATGGCTATTTGAAGGTTTACAGCGAGCAGGAGCCAGACGAGCAACAAAGGGATGCATTTACTGATAGCTATGGCTGTCTGCATATGCAGCCTGTGATGCTGTCCTATAACCAGGCATACGCACCCAAGGCGATCATGCCCGACTCGAGATTCCAAATCGTAGGGCGCGTCCTTTGA